CTCCGTTTGGAGGCCCTTCTTTTTTATAAATACATCTATGGCGGGACTTACAACAAATTTTAATTTTCTTTCACCCACTGGATTTCGTCTTACGATCAACCGTAATCGATTTGCGAATGTTGAGTATTTTATTACAGGATTTACGATCCCATCAGTGACTTTGGGTGAATCTGCTCAGGGGTTTAGAGGACACACCTCTTTTCAGGCTGGGGATACTGTTGGATTTGATTCTCTTTCTCTTCGTTTTGCGATTGATGAAGACATGAAGAACTATACCGAAATCTTCGATTGGATGATTAAGAATCGAGATGTTGGACTGGACTTTTCTGATATGATCTTGACGGTTCTCTCAAATCACAATAATGGAAATAAAGAGTTTCAATTCCATGATGCTTTCCCAACTTCTCTAAGTGGTGTTGAATTCACCACACAGGCAACAGACGTAGAATACTTACAAGCCGACGTTACATTTAGATACAGCGAATTTAATATTATAAAGTAATAAATACTTTTATATGATGACACTTGATGAAATCCTTGCGATGTGGAAGAAGGACTCGCAAATCGATACAGTATGTTTAGACGAAGCCTCGAAAGAGAACAGTAAGAATCACGCAAAATATCTTGAATTGCATAGCATAATTAAGTTGCAACTCAAAAAGAAGGAGATGGCTCAAAAGGTTCTATTGCGTGATAAATGGTTACACTTCTCGGGTAAACTCTCTAAGGAAAAGATCGAGGAGTATGGATGGCCGTATGATCCGTTCAATGGACTCAAAGTTTTGAAGTCTGACTTTCACTACTTCTTTGAATCCGATGAAGAGTTGCAAAAGAGTGAAGAAAGGATTGCCTACCTCAAAACGTTAGAGGAAACTCTTCGAGAGATCGTTGACAACATTAAGTGGAAACACCAGTCCATTAAAAATGTTCTTGAATTTCAGAAGTTTACTTCTGGTATGTAATGCTAAAGGTTTCTAAAGAGAACGAAGCGAAGTTAATCATCGAGTCGGAAGATTCGGGTATCCTTCGCGAATTGTATGAGTATTACACATTCTATGCGGATGGATATAAATTCATGCCCGCGTATCGTAATAAGTTTTGGGATGGAAAGATACGACTCTTCGATCTTCGAACACAGCAACTTCCCTATGGACTTCTCACTCAAACATTAGACTTCGCAACAGAACGAAGATATGATATCAATGTTGACGAATCAATAAGGTTTTCATGGCCGGAAAAAGATGATCTCAAAAAATACATCGAAGAATCTCATATTTCTATCAACGGCAAGTCTATCAATCCTCGGGATTATCAGTTGGATGCCTTCATCCACGCTGCTCGTCATAAAAGATGTATTCTTCTATCTCCGACAGGATCTGGAAAATCTCTTATCATATATCTTTTGGTGCGTTATTTTCTCGACAATTCCAATAAGGGATTGATCTCATTGATCGTTGTTCCGACTACATCTTTAGTAGCTCAGATGTCAAAGGACTTTGCGAACTACTCCGCTCTTGATGATACCTTTGATGCCGAATCGGAGATACATCAAATCTATTCCGGAAAGGAGAAGTTTAACTTTGATGCATCTGTTGTAATTACTACATGGCAGAGCGCAATCAAACTGCCTGCTCAATGGTTCTTTCAGTATGGTATGGTGATTGGTGATGAAGCCCATACATTCAAGGCAAAGAGTTTGACTACGATTATGAATCGTTTGGTCAATGCAGATTATCGCATCGGAACTACCGGAACACTGGACAATGCAATGGTGAATCAGTTAGTTCTGGAGGGAAGTTTTGGGCCTCAATACAAAGTCACAAGTACAAAGGAATTGATAGATTCTGATACTCTCGCTCAATTGAACATCAAATGTTTAGTTCTGAAGTATCCAGATGAATCACGAAAGATCGTAAAGCCTTTGAAATATTCCGATGAAATTGATTACATTGTATCCTACGAGAAGAGAAATAAGTTCATCGTAAACCTTACTTGTGATCAAAAGGGTAATTCTTTGGTTCTTTACAATCTCGTACAGAAACATGGCAAACCTCTCTATGAGCTCTTTCAGAATAAGGTAAAGGGTAAGAGAAAGGTGTTCTTTGTATCGGGTGCAGTCAATGCCGAGGAAAGAGAACGCATTCGAGAGATTACTGAGAAAGAAAAGAACGCAATCATAGTCGCATCTGTTGGTACGTTTTCTACAGGTATAAATATAGTTAATCTGAATAACATAGTGTTTGCATCTCCAACAAAGTCTCAAATAAGAGTTCTACAATCCATAGGTAGAGGACTAAGGAAAACTACTGATGGAAAACCAACTACTGTTTTTGATATAGCTGATGATCTTTCTTGGAAAAGTAAAAAGAACTATACTTTGAATCACGCTATTGAACGCATAAAAATTTATGCAAAGGAAAAGTTTAAAACTAAAACATACGAAGTACCAATATGAACGTTGAGTGGAAGGCAATATTGGATGCTCTGATGGACGGAGCAGAGGACATAAATATCCATTCTTATCGATTATCGGATGGAAGTTACATTATGGCTGAAGAGATGGATTATGATCCTAACTTTGATATCCTCTTTCTTGATCTTCCGGTCTCAATCAAACAGGGTAGAAAGGGCAATATTTCATTAGAGAAATGGATGTTTCAACCTGAGTACGAAGAGGAGAAGGTTCCAGCTCAACCCATAGAATTACATTGCAATAAAATCATAGCAAAGACAGAGGCACCTGTATCTTTAAAGAGAGATTACCTTAAATATAATTTCTTAGATAAATTGCATGGAACCTTTGATGAAGAGGAGTTTCAATCTATATTAGATGAAATACATTCTTATGATCTTGATAAGAAGGATCCTACTATTGATTCTACTATTGATCCTCTTATGGATCTATATCAAAAGAGATTGAAATATCCAGACAAGAACTGATTCTATTCCTTTCCTTTTTGATACTTTGAGTATTATACACTTATTGTAAATACTTGTCAACCTTTTTATTTTTTTCTTTACATTTTCTTAAATTATGTTATAGTAGCTCTATATTATGAAAGTAAAACCTAAAGATAAGCCACATTATGTGAACAATAAAGAATTTTCTCAATCAGTAGTTGACTACGTAAACCTAGTAACTGAAGCAAGAGAAAAGAATAATGATGATCCTAAGATTCCGGAATACATCGGAAGTTGTTTTCTGAAGATCGCAGAAGGACTATCACGCAAACCAAACTTTATTGGTTACACATATCGAGAAGAAATGGTCATGGATGGAGTTGAGAATTGTATCAAAGCCATTATGAATTATGATGTTGAAAAGGCAACACGAACAGGATTACCCAATGCGTTTGCGTACTTCACACAGATTGTCTGGTATGCGTTTCTCCGAAGAATTCAAAAGGAGAAGAAGTATCAGGACATAAAGGAGAAGTATATGGAACATGCGGATGTAAGTCAATTCGCAGACTTTGGTAATGTTGCAAATGCAGGAAGTATTATTGATCGTGTTAGGTTAAAGGCACAGAAACTTCGTCAAAGAGATACAGAACTCAAACAATTGGCGAAGAAAGAAAAGAAGAAGAAGAATGCGAAGAAGAAGATTTCTCGTAAGTCTGGCCTAGAACTTTTCTATTCATAATCTATTCATAATGGGTAAAATTGCGATTATTAATGATACGCACTTTGGTGTGCGTAACGGAAGTGACATATTCATGGATTACATGGATAAGTTTTTTACGGATGTATTCTTTCCTTATTGTCAGAAGAACGACATCAAGAGAATTCTTCACATGGGTGATTTCTTCGATCATCGGAAATACATCAATATCAAGGCTCTGAAACGAGTGGATGACTTTTTCACATCTCGATTAGATGAGTATGATATGACGATGGACATCATTCCAGGCAACCACGATGTTTATTACAAGAATACAAATGAACTCAACTCGTTAGAAGAGATACTCAGTGGAAACGAACGGATTCGAATTCGTATGAATCCTGTTGATATTGAGTTTGACAATCTTTCGATTGGTATGCTCCCTTGGATCTCTCACGAGAACTACGATGAGTGTATGGAGTTCATTCAATCTTCGAAGTCGCCTATCATTGCTTCTCACCTTGAACTGAACGGGTTTAAGATGATGAAAGGTGCGGCAGTTGCATCTCATGGTATGGATCCAAAACTCTTCTCAAGATATGAGATGGTTCTTTCCGGTCACTATCACACAAAGAGCGAAGAAGACAATATTCACTATCTTGGAACGCAATACGAATTGACTTGGGCTGATGCGGGTGATCCAAAACACTTTCATATACTGGACACCAATACACGAGAGATAGAATCAGTCAAAAATAAACATTGCCTTTTTCAAAGAATTCGTTATAATGATACGCAATCTTTACCCGAAATATCAAAGAAAGATATCGAAGGAACATTTGTAAAGGTTGTAGTTGTAAAGAAAAAAGATCTCTATGCGTTTGATAAGTTCATTGATAATGTTCAATCCTATGGCCCATTTGACATTAAGATCGTTGAAAACTTCGACGAGTATTCTGGAGAGAATGTTGACAACGACAAGATCTCTACGGTCGATACTCCCACATTACTTAACACTTATGTGGATTCTATCGAAACTGATTTGAATAAGGAGAAACTGAAGAACATCCTCTACGACCTTTATGTTGAAGCAAAAGACCTTGAAGCCATCTAAACTATGAAAAAAAACTATACCCCATACACTTACTTGATCCGCTGGTCTAAATTGGACAAATGGTATTATGG